CAGTTCTGCGGTAAGCCCGGATGTCGAGTTGTCGTAAGCGACGAGGTCAGCGCCTTTGCCGTCTGCTGCTGTTGTCAGTTGTGACAGGCGTGGGATGCCTGTGGAGTCGGTGGCGTCAGCCTCGCTTTTGAACGTGCCTGTTGCAACGTCGTACACGAGAGCGGTGTTGGTGTTCTTCCACGTTGAAGTACCAGTGTCGTAGTACCAGAGCGACCCGGCTGACACCGATGTCTCGTCGAACGTAGGCCCGGTGTCTGCTGGGGGTGCGTCAGGGACGACCCCTGGTTGTGGGGCAGTTGCTCGTTCGCGGCTGCTCACAGGCCTTGGCAGCTTTGTATCACTGTGGCGGGAGTTGCGAGATGGCATGGGCGCTTACTTCCTGTTGCGCCGTCGTGCAGCGCGTCGTTCCGACCGTCTCTGTTTCCTTTTGCTCTTCTTGGCAGACGCCTTCACAGACGCTTCTTCAGCATTTGATGCGGCTTTCATGGCAGCTTCAGCGAGCGCGGTTGTGAACAGGATGTTCGACTGGTTAGCGCGGATGCGGCGGATCAGTGCGGTGTTAGCCAGCCTGACTGTGAACAGTGTGACCAGGGCGACGGACTGTACGGAGACGACGCCGACACAAACCCAAAGCAGAATCTCCATGTCTCTCTCCTTACATGGGGGTGAAGTAGATGGATCAGTTTCAACTCGTGATCCAGGAGCCAACCACAAAGGAGAACCGATGTGCGTTTGCGTCAGAGCGTCGAGGCTTCGTCGTACAGCCGTCGCAGGATGAAGCACGACCTCATATAGGTCAGCTTCTGCGTCTGCGTCAGTCTGTCGTCAGCGGCAACACCTTCGTCGTGTAGACGGCAGATGGTGGCGACGTAAGGGCGGGCCTGAGCCCCTGGCACTCGGTCGCCTGACTCTACGAGTCCACGCAGGCTGTCCACAGCCGAGGTGAACTCTGTGAGCTTTGCGGGGTCGTTCGCGACGTAAGCCTGGGTTCTCTGTGTGACGGGTGTGAGTAGGTCTTTAGTGACCTCCGCGTCCACCGAGTAGGCTGCGGCGCAAGAGCCGAGGAGGACGCAGATCGACAAGAGCCTCCACATCAGACACCCCCTCTCAGTAGAGCGGCCCCGGTAGCCATGCTTCTCATGGCGACCCTCAGGACGCTACGCGAGACCGACCACAGTGCTTTGGACGCTCTGATCTTCTGAAGCTCCAGAAGCCCTTTGAGTTGGGCTTCCAGTTCCAGACTTAGATCAGTGATCCCTGCTGCGCTTGCGACAGCAAGCTCTGGCAGGATCAGGTTGACCATAGCTGTGATCTGTTGGACTTCTTCTTCACTGACGAGCTTCGAGATCTCGTCTACCAAAGCGCCGCTGAGTTCGGACAGTGGATCGTTGTTCTCTTCGGTCACTGTTTCTCCTTCACGACCAGGGCTACCTTTTCACCGTCAGGCACATGGACTCCAAGGCTGTTGAGTTCCTTGGTGATCTGTTCCCTCATCTGTTCATCTTGGATCACAGTGCTTCCTCAACCGGCTGACGTAGGAGTCGATGTCGTGGGCGAGGCCTGGTTCTATTCGCCCGCTGATCCAGTCCCAGAGGGACTGCCTACGCTTGACCAGTCCCTTGTGAGTGACGACACGTCGGGTGCCTTGGTGGGTGTACCCAAGCAGCCATGGCGGTGTGGATGGCACGATGTCGCCTGCGTTCACGACTCTGAAGTGTGGGTCGAGGAACATGTCACGCCATCTACCGTCTCCGACCCTTGGGGCTCCGAAGCTGTAGACGGCTTCCACGTCTGCGTATGGCAAGTTCACTAACGCCGACGTAATCGCGGCTATGGCACCACCAAGGCTGTGCCCTGCGAGCCACGCGCTTGTTTGTATGTCGGGGTCTTGTTCGAGGACTGGGGCGATCTCTCGGACTGCTGCGAGGAACCCGGAGTGGACTTGTCGGTAGTCTTCGAGTGTGGTCCTCCCCATGGAGGTGTTCCTCTTCCAGTCGGTGAAGTCGTCGGTTCCTCTGAAGCAGATGACGGTGTGATCCTTGGTTACCCACCCACGGGCCACGGTTGCTCCGCACTCCCAGGATCGGACTGACCCAAGGTGCGACCACTTGTCAACGAAGGCCTCGTGGCTTCCGTAGGTGTCACGGCACGCCTCGGCCAGTACCAGCGCACGGTGGGCACTGAATACGGACGGGTCGTGGGATGGTCTGAACATGGCCCGGTTAAGAGGGGATGATGGCGTAGACGAGGTTGATCGTGCCGCTGTGGTCGTTGGTGCCGAAGTCCCAGTTGAGGGCTTCGTTCTCTCCGCAGCAGAACCAGCCGTAGCGGTTCAGTGGCATCGACCAAGGGCTGTTCGTTTTGAAGTCCACCCGCATCACCTGGGTGATGCCGCTCTTTATGAACCACGACTTTGAAGTGTTTGCTGCGTGGAACAACGCGAGGACGACGATCTTCTTCCCAGCGCCGGGAGCAGCGACGATCTCCTGCTCGTCGTCGTCTTGCGAGAACCCAACGCAGAGATGAGTGACCCCAGTGGAGCCGCGCTCGATCGTCTCCATGTCGTCGTAGTTAGCGGTGGACGTGTAGGTGGTGAGTGCCATTTGGTTACGGTTCCCTATTATTTACTAGGGAAAGGCCCCTTAAGGGCCTTTACCCCTGTCTAAAAGCTCTTGTGCCTCGTAGCTGCTTGCGCTTGGCTTCCACCCATGAAGGGAAGAAGAACCCCCGAAGGGGAAGAGAAAGGGGAAGTGGATTGGGAACGCTTCATTTGCGCCATATTTACTATAGTAGCGTTTTACCCCAGTCCACTAACTCCGACCCAATGTAAGTAGTTGCCCTGTATGGGGTTACTTAACGTGCCTTGTCGTTCCTCCCCTTCGGGGGTTCTTCTTCCCCTCATGGGTGGTCGTTGGGCAGGAGGTAGCCTTCGGAAGTGGGCAGAGCCCACTCCCAGTGGAATTACCATAGTAGGCCTGAGAGCCCCTCAGATGGTCAGTAGCGCGGGTCGCGACTACTTGCTCAGGTCTGTGGTCGAGTCCCTTTAGCGAGGCTCTCAGGCGCCTTAGCGGCGAAGCCAGCCTTTAGGGCTGGTGGTCGTTTCCGTAGGTTTCGGTCCCAGGGTGGTCTTCATCCGCTCTCGCTGCCGTTTGAACGTGTCTTTCCATTCACGGTCGGAACTCTTCCGTTCCGCATCCTGGGCCATTGCTTTGGTGAAGTACGCGACCCCAATGGCGAGTGCATCGAGACGGTCGTCGTGCTTCAGGCACGACCTGTCAGCGGTCAGCCTTGTCAACTGGTGGAACAGTTGACGGTAGAGGGCCACGTCCTGGCCTTCGCCGCTGTGGCTCCGTTGGTCCTCAAGGATGACCTGCTTGTTGACGACCAGCCTGTGCTGGTTCATGAGCGGCTCCAGCGTCTGGATGATCCGCCGCTCCTTCTGCCCGGTTGACCACTCAGCATCCTCAACCTTGCAGGGGTAGATGCTGTGCATGATGGGCTTGAGCAGTTCGTTGAACATGCCTCCACCGTAGTTCGGCTCGACTATGCACTTGTTCACCTTCCAGTGCTTCGCTCGGTTCGCGAGGTAGGAGAGGTTCTCTTCGGTGAACCCTCCCACGAGACCACGGCACTCCATGAGGTAGATGAACCCGTACAGTTGCTTGAGTACGACGTAGGCAAGCTCGTCCTTACCGCGACCACTGGGGTCAACCGCCATGATCGACCCCTGGTACTCCAGCATCTCGCCCTTCAACTGCATCGGGCGGTAGTAGCGGTCGCCTCTGAATCCGACGACGGGAACGTCGCTGACGATGAGGTCAGGGCTCGCGGCCCACACTGGGTGTTCTGAAGTGAGGTCCGGGTTGAGGGCCATCACAATGAGATCGGATAGCTTCAGCGGATACCTGTCAGCGTCAGCCAACGAGGTGTCGAGCATGAACTGGAGCGCGAACCCAGAGCGACCGTAGCTCGCCTCACGTTCACACAGATCAGCCTCGGAGAACCGCTCAGGGTCACAGGGCTTGCCGCTCTTGCCGTCGAGCCCACCTCCTGTGCGGAGGCTTGGGTCGGCTTCCATCTCTTGTCGGAGTATCCCGGCCAGAGCGTAGCTGTGCGCCTTCATCCAAGCACTGCTCGGGTATCTGGCAGGCCAGACAATCCGCTTGTACCCACGCTTCTCAAGTTCTGCGTAGACGGTGTCCTCGCACTGTGGTGTGCCGAGGTACAAGACGACACCACCGGGCTTGAGGATAGCGTCGAACTCCTTGACACGTTCAGCGAGCTTCTCCCGCATCGTTTGTGTCTCGGACGTGTTCGGCGTCTCCACATCGTCAGGCACGATGAGATCGGCACGGGAGCCCGCGAGTTGCCCCATCACACCCACCGACTTCACACTTGGGGCGTGTGAGGCAGGGGCAAGGCCGACATCGAACGCTACGTTGGAGTAGCGGTGGCCCTTGTCGAAGTCCGGTTTCAACGGGGCCAGGACATCGACCTCGTGGATCAGTCGCTTGGTGAACGTGGAGAACTCGTCTGCACGCTGCTTGGCACTGGAGCAGACCATGTTGTTCAAGTCTGGTCGCATCGCCAGTACCCAGTCCACCACCGCACTCGTGATCCACGACTTACCTACCCCTCGGAACGCTTGCAGCACGACGCGCTTGGCTGGTGCCCCGTTCTCCTCATCCCAAAGGACCGGGTACTGCTCCTTGAACCAAGGCACGTCCTCTTTCAGGAGGTGGTGCTTGACCACACCCTGGAGGCAGTTAGCCATGTCGTACTGGACCTTGGTGGGCTGAGGTAGCCCAAGCGTGGCCCAGACGAGGAAGATGAACACGCGGAAGTCCTTGAGTCGGAGGTCCGCGAAGATCATGCAATCTCCTCATCAAAACTGGGGAGCTTGCTCATCAACGACGGGCCGTCCTTGTGCGCCCCCATGTCAGCGTTGACGCCGTTGTTGTGGAGGAACTTGATGGCAAGCTCGATCACTTTCGGGTTGACCTCGTCCAGCCCAAGCTCTTCGAGCAGGGTCTGTACGACAGTCTCGAACAGTGCGTTCATGTCACTCATGGTGTCACCTTGCTTACGAGGCTGGACACGGCTGCGGTGACCGCGACCCAGATCAGTGCCCAAGCCTTCTTCTTGCTCGTCTCCAGTTTGCGGATGCGTTCCCCGTACCCAGGGTTCTCGAAGTCACCAACAAGTACGTCCTCGATGCGGTCCACCTTCAGGTTCAGGGTGTCGAGCCTGTCAAGGAGGTGCTGGTTGATAGCACGCCGGTCGTTGGTCACTTCGTCGGTCATGTCGTGATCTTCCAGATGGTCAGCGTGCCGTAGACGAAGTCCGCCGTGTCTGACGTGGCTGCGAGGTGACCTTCGAGGTCGAACGCGACTGTGCCCGCCGTAGCTACCACTCGACTCGTCGCCTGGGTGATCGATGTGTCAGGGCCGCACTTGTTCGACGGGTGGGTGTAGAGGGTTGATGCGGATGCGTCTACATTCTGTCGGATCTTCCACTCCGGTAGGGCGGTCGCGGAGCCTGTACCCTCGAACATGAGTTCCACTTGAAGGACGTAGAGCCCAACGGTCAGGAAGAAGCGGTTGGTTGATGTGTTGAACGTTACGTCCCCACCGGAGTTCCCGAAGACAGTGCCTGTAGACGTGAGGCTCAGCGTCGTCCAGCTTACGGCGTTGAGGGCTTGGGCACCGTCGTTCAACTGGCTGCTGTAGACGAGCTTCACCCGGTTGTCTTGCCCACTGAGGTTAGTCAGAAGGGCACCGTCGAGCGCAGGGAGTTGCCCGGTCACTGCGAGTTCGAGTACGTCTCCCGCATTCGTACCAGCGGGCTTCGTAGCCGCACTGCCGAGGCCGAGGTTGGTCCTCGCTGTCGATGCGCTGTCCAGTGAGAGCAGGTTGTCGTCTTGCCTGAGGTAGCTGGCGTCGTTCGCCGCGTTGTCAGACAAGTCGCTGTCACCTGTACCCTCGTTCAGGACAGCCGCTGACCCTAACCCCAGGCCGTCCCTGGCAGTGCTTGGGCTTGCGGCAGCCCACGATCCGGTGTCGTTCACCTGCAACGTGTGATTGGCTTGGGACACGTTGGTCGTTGGCAGGTTGCCACTGTTGATCTCAGCGGCCTGAACGTCAGCGAGGCGTGCTGCATCCGATCCGAGTGCTGGCTCAGCCAGATTCTTTATGCGGCGACTCTCCCCATCCCAGTGCGACTCGTCGTCACTTGCGAGTTGCAGACAATCGACCAGCCCATCGGCGTTCTCTTGCGAGACGTAGAGTTGCTGGAGTGCGGAGGTGTCCAGGTCAGCCTCTGATAGGCTTCCGTTGACGAAGTCCACCACACGACCCGCTTTGGTACTCGGGGTATTGCGAACGATCCGTAGCGTGTCGTTCGTCACGCGAGCAGGGGCTGAGGGTTGGAGCGTCACCGTCCCTGACCCCGACGAGCCTGACGCGACAAAGCCTGCCGCGTCAAGCTGCGTGTAGGAGCCACCAACCGGGCGCTGCCACACTTCGATATGTGCGAGCTTCAGGAACTCTTTGTTGAAGCTGTAGACGGTCTGCTCTGTGTCAGTGACCGTCCAGTCCTGGTAAGAGGATGGCATGTGTTACTTCCCTTGGCGTAGCATTTGGACGCCAGTCCGGTTGATGGAGACTTGTTCTTTGAGGTCGGGGAATTCTTGCATCGTCCTTACCTTCGCGAGCCTGCGGTAGGTCTGAAGGTAGGTGTCGAGCCAGAGCTTTCTTGGGCTGTCAAACCCTTCCTGATCTTCGTAGGGGAGTGCTTGGTACTCATCCGTCTTGATCAGTTCGTTCAATGACTCCAGCACGGTCTTGCCGTCGAACTCAACGAGGCCAACGAGTTCCTGCATGCGGTCGAACGCGGTCTGTCCACTCTTGTTTGTGAACTCGCGCAAGTCGATGCTCGGGCCTGATGGAGTCTTGAGCGTCGGAGATATGGCCGTTCGCATCGCACCCGATGTCCACATCTCCTGGGCCAGGGGGTCAGGGTTGACCCGGTTGACCTTGGTGATTGGGAACCAGGCGTTGAAGAACGAGCCCGCACCGTCGTTGACCCAGTCATAGGTCCTCGTCCTCGTCCGACCGAAGATGTCGCGCTTGTTCTCTACTTCATTGCTGAAGAAGGGAGTACGCGCCATCATCGCATCAGTGGCGTTACGGATGTCCTTGAAAGCGTCGTCACCTATGGTGGTCGCTTGACCAGCGATTGAGGGAACGAACGACCCAGCGTATTGGTGGAAGATCCGCTTGATCTTGTTCTCCTCCTTGCCCTGCAAAATGGTCAGCGCGTTCCCCATACCTTGCATGTAGGTCTTGTTGGTGAAGTTGTTCGCCAACGCGGTGTAGATGGAGAACCCCACCCCGGTGTCCTCCTCACCCTCGAAGTACGACATCTGAACGGAGTCAGCGATCGTTCCGAGAACAGAGGCGAACGGGTCGAAGCGACGGTAGGAGATGAACGTGTCGCCAACGCGAATCGAGTAGGGCTGGTAACCAGCGGCTTCCCACTGTGCCCTTTCCTTCGGGTCGGCTGGTCCTTGACCTGTGATCGACATCCCAGCGTCAGGGTCGAACATGTTCATCGCAAGTTGCGTGAAGTAGCCAGCCATTGTGACTGACATCGCCATGCGTCCCATTGCGTCTGCCCTGGTCACGGCGTCGTCCGACATGGCGTCCCTGAGGAAGTGGTTGACCGGGGCGTCGAGCTTCTCCTCGAACCCGTGCAGGTCTACACCAATCTTGTTGCGCTTGCGCTTCATGTACTCGTACCCACCCATCAACTGCTCTAACGGGGTACGCCTGTACGCGAACTTCGCGAGGTTCACTGGAGTCTGGATGAAGGGGGCGAAGAACTTGAACGGAGGGAATGTCCGCACAAGCGTTCCGCCAACTGCCGCGACTTTGTCAATCGCTGTGTCCTCGGCGTCCGAAGTCCAGGTCAACTCCTTAGCCCTCGTGACACCCCGCTCAGAGAAGTAGTCCATGTCTTGCCCGAACTCTGCCTTCTCCGCTGCGATCCGCGCTTCGTAGTTCTTCGCCGTGGCGTCGTCGATCAGCTTGGCGTTCCGAGGAGCGTCAGCGTCGATTGCGCCTGACCGTGCGACCACCTCAGCGCGAGCCTCTCGCCATCGGTCCATACGAGTGAATGCGCGTCCGTCCTTGATCAGACGGTTGACGCCACCCTCGACGAACGTACTCAGTTCAGAGCCCTCCAAACCGAGGCCACGTCCCCGCCGAAGTAGATCAGCGCGGACCTGGGAGCGGTAGTGGACCTGCTTGAACACCTCATCCATGGACTGGAGCGCACGCGACGGGACGCGGACAAGTTCTCCGGTCCTGTCAATGGCTTTGGCTACCTTGTCCTTGCCGAAGAGAAGGCCGGTCATGTGACCCACCCACGTCTTCTCGAAGGTATCGCCAGTGATGGCGTTGGAATATTCGAGCATCTTGCCCCTGGACGACATCTCACCGAAGCCCTCAAGGAGCTTCGAGTCGCCAGTCTTCCAGGCGTGGCTTGCGAACTTCAGGCCCTCCATCATTCCCCGCATTTGGGATGCCACGGTGTCCAGGGAGTGCCGCATCGCTTCGGTGTTGCCAGTCATCAGCCCACCGACCATCGTCTCGACAGGCCTGTACACCATCGCCAGCGCGTTCGACGTGATGTTCACGACCTGAGTGACGGGGCCAGAGAGGAGTCCGTTCACCCAGTACTCGGTGACCATGTCCATCCAGCCGGTCTGCTTTCGCATGCCGTCGAGGTTGTGGAGCCCTGCGGCCCCTTGCTCGTCGATCGTCTTCTGGATGACGCGGAGCTTGTTGATCAGCTTCTTGCGACCGCCATCTCGGGTTGCCCCGGTGCGCTCAAGAACCTCAGCTACACCTTCCTTGATTTCGTTGGGCAGCTTCCCACGTTCCAGACCGAGGTTCCGCGTCCTGACACGGTGAGACCCAAGTGCGCGGGCTTGACCGCGAATCACACCCTTGAGTTCGCGCATGTAGATCCCGACGTTCTCGTAGTCGAGGACAATCTCTGCGAGTTGTGCGTCGTCCAGCGAGTCGATGGCGACATGACCCCACTTGTTATTCACGGTGTGGTGGAGCGAGTTGAGGATGTGCTTGTCAGCCAACGTCTCGGACGTGATGCGAGCGATGTCCTCCTGGTTACCGCGCATGGCGTGCCATCTGCGGTGCATCCAAGAGCCCAGTTCGTCGTCGTGGACGCCAAGCATGTCAGCGACTACATGGAGAGAGTCCTTCGCCATCTCGTGCAGCGTCTTCTTGTCTGCACCAGCTTTGATGATCTCCTCGTGGTAGACCTGCTCCATCGCACGATGGTGCGCGGCGGCGTCTGCCTCACCCTCGACGCGGAGGAGGTTCATGTCCTCAGGCTTGATGCCGAGTTTGTCCATCTCTTCTCTGTCGAGTGGCGGCTCGTCCACCGGACGACCCTGGTAGTCGCCGGTCGTCGGGGAACTACGTTGGTGCTTGATGTCGCCCAACGAGAAGTCTAACTCACCCGTGTCTGCCGTGAGATGGGGCTCAACCCCAATATTCCTGTCCATGATTCGCGCCGCTTGGGCGCGGACGAGCTTCGGGTCAACCCCGACAGCTTCGATCACCTTGTTCGCGTCACGCTTGTCGATCTCAAGGCGGACGGATTCAGGGTCGGCAGACTCCTTGAGGGCCTTGTCCACCCCGTCAGCCCCGTCGATCTCGTCCATCACCTCTTGGACCTGCTGCTTGCTCTTGCCTTCTGCCTTGGCTTTGCGGGCTGCCTTGAATTTCCGGCGAGCTACCAGAGCCCCATCAACGAGTGCGCCCAACCCCATACCTTCGAGGGCGTTCTTGAACCTACCCTCGAGTTCGGAGTCGTCGTCATCCGCAGCGAGGAACTGGAAGACCGCGTTATCGAGCGCCGTACCTTCCAGCATGTTCGACATGCGCTGGTCGTGCCCGTCGAAGAAGGCGAAGTCGGTGATGGCACCTTTGGCTACGTTGGCCTTGAACCCACCAGCCTGGATAGCCTTCGCACCCTTACCTGCTACGTTCAGCGCCCCTCCGACACCTGGGAGCCTCGCTGCTTGGGTGGTCCCACGCAAGAGTAAGCTCCCCGCCGTGAGTCCCTTGTGCGCCGATGCGGCGATACGAGCAGCCCGGACACCGTTAAGTAGTCCACCTGTAGCGGCGAACCCAGTGACGAACTGCGATACACCCTGGATCAACTTGCCAACAGTGGTGTCGGCAGTCGCGGTGACTTGCGTCCAGTCGTCAGGCACGAGGTCGAACGCGACGGTGTCAACGAGATCGAGGAGTTCGGCTCCTGCGCCGAGTACACCGAGGCCAGCCCCGTAGAGGGCATCCCCGAAGGAGAACATCTCCTCCTCTTGGACCTCGGTCTTTCTCTCTGGCGCGATCGGCACTTCAGGTGCTGGGTTGAGGATGGAACTTGAGACCACGCCGCCGTATGGGTCAGCATCCGTAGATGTGTTCCACAGGTCGTAGAGGTTTGGCATCAGTCGGGCCTGTCGGTGAGTAGTGCGCGTTGCGCCTTTACGAATTCAGCCCTGTCCACTTTGAACAAGGCAGCGACCGCGTCGATCCCCGCACCGTCGCGGCGTACCGCTTCGTCGAGGGCCTTCCGGGTCGGGAAGAACGAGACCAAGTTGTGGTCAATTCGAGAGATGTCGAGTTTGATGGGGATGAACCCCTTCCCCTTAGGTCCACGGGCCTTGAAGGTGGGTTTAGACGCCTTCATCCCCTTGAAGGGAATGTGTGCGCCAGCGAAGGCGCTAACGATCATGCCAGTGGCGGTCGGGCTTGGGCCTTCCACGTTCTGCCAGTCTTCTCTGGCGGCTTTGGTGTACACGAGCGCGTGCGAGTTACTTCGGAACGACTCGTACATACGTCGGTACTGGCGAACCTCGTCGAGCTTGCCTGACTTCGTTACGTTCGCTCCGAGGGCCGACAGCGCCATGCCGTACATCACCGGGTGCGCCGCGCCAACCGACTGAACGTGGCTGTCCAGGGTGCTGGAGAACGTCCCACCAGAGTGGGCCTCCAACGTGCCGGGTGTTGCCATCAGCCTTGCGTTGTTGAACGCGGCGATGCCGAATGGCTTAGCGAGGTGGAGGTTGATGTTGTCGGTGCCAGCGGCTCGTTTGAACTGGGCGAGGTAGTTACCCATCTCAGGTGGCGGGGGCGGGAGGTTGGACTTCACCTGCCGAACCTGCTGAGGAGGCAGAGGGGCCGGGGGTGTAGGGGCGATCGTTGTGGCACCTTGGCCTGACGTGGGTTGTGCTGCGGGGGCTTGGGTGGCACCCGGCGGCTGTGTCCCTACCTGACGCTTGAGCGACTCAGGGTTCGTCAGGACTTCAATGACGAAGTCATCGAACGGGTTGCGCGTTGAGCCCTTCCACCGCGATCCACCTTCGATCACAGGTTCGCGCCAGCGTTCGGTGTCCACGGTGGAGCGGATGTACTCGATCGCCTTATCGGTGGCAATCTTGCGGGCAGCGGTCAGCTTACCCTCGAAGATGGCACCCATGAACACCTCGTCCTTCCTCAGAGCTTCAGCGAGGTTCGCACTCGTCTCAGCGAGTGCCGCGTCTACACGGGCGATAGCGTGTGCGTTGAGAGTGACTTCCGTCTTCCCAGGGGCTCCGGTGCGTAGATTCGCTGGGGTTACCTTAGTGGTGACCCACTCAGACTTGGTGCCCAGGAACAACTGGAGCGTGTCTCCGCTTAAGGCCTTCACAGCCGCAACGACCTGATCGTTCACGATGTCAGCAGCGCCTGCTGCTTCTGCGTTCATGCCCTTCAAGAGCTTGCGCCGTTCCTCAACAAGGTCGTGACCGTACTCAGGGTGTGACTCCTGTAGCTCGTTGATGAGACCCTCAGCAGTTGTGAAGTCGCCACGAGCGAGCGCCGCCATGGCTTTGGCGCGTTGCGTGTCCCCTGTGTCCTTCCACTGGCGATTCTCTGTGGTCACTTCCGTGAGTTCGTTCTCGAACTTGGCTACGAGATCACGGCGTTCTTCGTCGGTGGCTGCGTTCAGGAATTGGTCTTGGATGCTACGAAGCCGCTCAGCCCCGTCAGAGTTAGGTGGAGCGTTCGTAATGGCGCTGCGTATCTGACCCGCCATCTTGCTCCTTCTGTCACCTACCCTGTTGATAGTCTGGTCGCTCATCTCCGCGTACCACTTGTTGGTCTCGGGGTTGGCGAGGGCGAGTGAGTTCGCTAAGGCGACTGCGTCGCCTGCGCGTTTGTGCTTGACGATCTCGTTCCGCAAGGATGTCTGGTTCACGTCAACGCGAGCCAGGGCGGAACGCATCTGAGCGGTGACCGTGGTGTCCCAGGCCTGAGCGTCTACGCCCTCAGGTCGGTTCTCGACGAGTTGCCGGGTAACACGACGTACCGCGTCAGCACCCTTGTTGGATGCGGCGAGCATCAACTCGTATGGGGACTGGACGCCGTCCTTGGTGGCAGCGTAGAAGCTGACCGCAGCGTCCTCGTTCTTCTGGGCTCTGGAGGCGTTGCCCTCGTAGGTGGCGAGGGTCTCGGAATCGCTGATGATGCGACCCATCTTCGCGAACTCTTCTCCGAACTTGCCCTTGGTGACAGGAGCGTTGCCGACCTTCATGTCGCTCCAGCTTGCGAGCAACTCGCGGGCGTTGTCGAACCTCTCGTCGTCGTCCCCGTCCATCTTGATGCGGAGTGCGTTCCGCATTGCGTCCATCACGACAGCACCGGGGTTCTTAACAGACTTGCCGTACACGTTACCCGTCTGCCAGTCTTGGAATCTGGTCAGTGCTTCGCTGAGTTCGTCGCCACTGAGTTGGTCGGTTCCGATGAGCATGTCGGTAGCCTGCGCCGTAAGGGCGTTTCTGGTGGCTGCGACGGTTCGCTCGTCACGCAGCCGCTGCTGCAACTGAGTGAGACGAGGCAGGTAGCGGTTGTTCCACTCCTCGGACAGCGCACGGTTGAAGTGAGTGTCGTCCGCGAGGCCAGGGTTCACCTCATAGGCCCTCTCGCGGAGTGCGCTCAATGAGCCATCGATGAGGTTGCCTTCCTCCTGAGGAGGGATCTGGGTTGCCCCGTCCAACTGGGATGATTCCTGGTGCCCGGTCATCAGGGCACTCTCAGCAGCAATGCTCGCTTGGGATGCCATCGCACGCGCCATCGACTCGCGGTAGCCGATGAGGAAGTAGGGCGAATGCTCTTCCGCTAAGGAGCCGTCACCGACCGCTTTGGCAAACGCCTTCTGTAGGTCGCTCTGCCCCTTCTGAGCTTCGACGTACCGCTCGTTCCACGCAGCACGACCCTCGTCAATCTGGTGGTCACGGTACTGGCCGACTGCTTTGCCGACGCCCTTCGCGAGCCCTGACGTAATGCGCTGCCAGTCAGTGCGGTCCACGCCAACGCGCTTGGAGCGAGCAAGGAAGAACCTGTCCTGCTGCTTCGCGATCGGGCGCACTTCTGCGCCCCGCAGGTTCTCTTCCTGCTTGCGAGGTCTTGCCATGGTGGTGCCCTAATCCTTACTTTTTGACGTTTGAGTAGACGTTCGTCCCGGTGGACAGAGCCGTTGAGAACGCCCCAAGTGCCGCCCCCAGCATGTTCGGCCCCTGGATACGGTTCGGTGTGGACGACAGCAGACGACCTTCGAGGCCGATACGCGCCGCTTCCTTGTCTCGCTCCGCTTGGTCCTCGGTGAACTCCAGGTTCAGATCGAGGAGGGCTTGATACTCACCCTCCTGGCGCTCGAAGTCTTCGAGTAGCGCGTCGAGAGACCCTCCAGCTACGCCTGCCTCGGCGGCTGAAGCGACGACCCTGGACCTCGCTTCCATCGCTTCGCGGGAGATCTTCTTAGACTCCTCGCCTGTCCTCACCCGCTCCTGTTCGATTCGCGCACCGAGAGCATCGTATTGGTTACGCGCTGTCTGGCGTGCCGTCTCCTGGTTGCGGAGGGACATTGCTGCGTTGTGGCGATTCTGAGCGGCTGCGTTAGCGGACTGGCTGGATGCGTTGGCCGCCGCTCCTGCCAAGGAGACGCCAACTGCCGCGATCGTGAGTGGTTCACACATGGGAGACGACTTTCAGGAACTGGACGACGGTTGTTTGGTTGACTTCGTACTCAGCGACGAACTCGAAGCCCAGCCACTTGAGCCAGCGGAGGTGGACTGTGTTGTGACAGTGAGCCACGTTGGTGAGTACTGGGTACTGCGACGACATGGTCGCGACCCACTTCTGCGACTCGCGTAGGAACAAGATGGACGACTTGGCAATCAGGTCGGAGCCGAGTAACCAGGGAGACCCGACCCCGGCTACGTTTGTCGGGGCGCAGCCGAAGATCGCCAGTACCTCGCCGTCGAGCCGCGCACATAGGGCGTCTGGGGTGGCCGCGCAAGAACGAAGTAGTGCCTCCAAAGGGGTCACCCCACCGACCATCTCGCACTCAGCGATGTCCGCGTCTCGCATGACCAACGCGAGTTCGATACAGTCGTCCTCGGTCGCTTTCTTTACTGCAAGCGACTGGCTCGCCCTCGATACCGGATTTCCCATGATGCCGCCAGAAGGTTGGAGGGGTAAGGGGACGGGTTCCTGACGACGATGGTGCAGTCCTTTGCGGTTCCCCGAACTGCGTACTGGAACTCACCAGTTTGAAGTGGGGCAGCGCCGACGACTTGGTCACTGAACCCTGGCTTGAGCCCGTTCATCTTGTAGACGTAGGTGTCGCGGTTAGTGGCGGTCACCTCTACCTGGAACGCTCTTGAGTTCGCGTACTGGATGTACCCGTTGAGTACTGACTGCTTGGTGTCGTACTCAGATACGAACCCAGAACCATCCTGAGTCTTCACGATGGGTACTGTGAACGTGTACGTCATGTCGTAGGTGACGCCGCAGTAGAAGAAGGTCGGTGCCGCGCCTCGGACGTAGACGTTTCCACCGGAGTGCCGCGTCTGATGCCTTACTCCGGTTTGTCGGTCAACGACTTCAAACACGTCTGCTTCGTTGACTGAGTACGGGGGTGCGAAGTACGCTTCGTCGTTGACCGCGTCGTAGGTCACCGAAACGTCTGCTTCCGTAAACCGCCGGTCTAAGTGCGTGACGTAGCTGCTGTCAGTGTCTGTGAAGCCAGTGGCGAGGTCGATCGACTCCAGCGTCAACCCACTCGACCGTTCGACGAGCAAGTAGAGGCGGTTCTCGATGAACGCCATATGGTGGACTGTGTCAGTCGCGCCGAACGTCCATTTCCCCCACGAGGACATGACCTTCTCTTGTCCAGACCACATCCACTTGTAGAACCAGAGTGTGTTCCTGGTTGCATGGTCGTCCGTCTTGACGACCAGGGTGTCCTCAAGGGTGGTCAGGACCATGTGGTCTACAGCACCCTCGATGTAGTTGGGAACCTGGGCGGACACGTCAAACCCAAGGAACGTGTCTTCGTTTTGGCCGCTGAACAGTTCCCGAACCCCGCTCTGGTCACCTCTTGGGAACGCGAAGAACATCGAACGACCCGCGCTCACTGGTCTGAGGTTGACGAAGTTCTCGAACTCGCTGATCGGTGTGATGGACACCGTCCTGGGGGAGAGTATCTCGCTGCCGCGTAGAACAAACTGCGAGAACTGAGATCCGAGGATCATGTCTTCGTTGTGTGGGAGTGCCCATCTCAGGTGCGCTGGACGGTTGTGGTTCAGCTTAACGTCAATGGGTGCTGTGTCGCGCAGCGTCAGCATCGTCGTGCGCCAGACGTTGAAGTACTGACGTGTCTCCGACAGGAGGACTGCACCAGAACCAAGCATGCCCAGGCGATCTTTGTAGAAGAAGATGTCCTCGACAGGGGCTCCGATTAGGGCTGGAGGGGGGACCGACGCGGCGTCACCGACTGCCCTGTCATCCCAGGTGATCGGCCCGAAGGTGAAGGTTCCGTCCGACTCGCGCACCAACTGATGCGGCATGGTCGAGGCATCGACCTTGTACTGCTCGCCCTCAGCTGCGGTCTCCACCCAGAGCCCGGTGGAGAACGGTTCGTTATCCTCGTCGTCAACTCGGAACTTGACGTAGTAGTCGTCCCCGTCGATCTCCGCGTCACCGATCACCTTCATCACGGTGCCGTGGTAGCAGATCTCGGGCAAGTACCCAGCCACCCTGGGTACTTCACGGTGAGCGACCGACAGGACGGTGTCTCCTACGCTATCGTTAGCGGCGATGAACTCGATGGTTGTCGGGCTAGCCCCTGCGAGACGTATTACAGAACCCTGGTAGTTGATGGTGATTCCGGGGATCGTCCCCAACCCGACTCCGAGTTGGCTTGAGATCGCAGAGGTTTGGATTGTGGAGAGTTCACCAGCCAACGCTGCACTTCCGTCCCAGGTGTAAACTGTTGAGTAGTACGTTGTACCGCTAACGCGGACGCGAACTGCGTATTCGGTCTTGTACGAGCCCTGTCGTACAAATATGAATGCCTCGGTGTAAGCAGCGTCCTCATCGATCGTATCGGCGTCCATCGCCGTCGTGACTTGCTTGTTCACAACGAACGTGTAGTCGCTGACTGTGGTCAACTCAACGTCGTCGGACGATGCCATAGAACTCAGGTAGCTGTACCCACCTGGGGCGTTCACGGTCTTCGTCACGCCTGCCGCATCCCAGACGCTCACTCCTGAACTGGTGACCTTGACCATGTACTGCTCGGTCCCGTCACGGTTGATCGTGTGGTACTTGGAGTTTGCGGTGGCAGTTCCGAGGTCTGCTATGTGTTCTGTCGGTGGTCTCTTGGTCACCCCATCAACTGGTGAGAACCAACAGTTCTCAGCGGCCTCGCACTGGTCAGGACGACGAAGCGCCGGGGCCTGCTGCGACACACCACCTATGAGGTTTCGCGCTTCGGTTTTGATCAGCATGGTCAGATGTCCAGGGGCCTTGCTCTGTTGATGTAGCTCATGTCCGATGGAGCGAACATGTTGTAGTTGCCGAGTTTCAACTCGTGCCGACGCAGCGACATGTACGACTCTTGCTCGTCCTGCCTCGTGTATCGAGACAATGCGTCGTCACCGATCGACTGGTCGCAGTAGCGGCGTGCGGCTTTGATTGCGATGTAGCGGCGAGCCTGCTCTGGGAGGTCTTCCCAGTCGAGCATCTCTACGACGTGCGCTGACACAGACTCGACGGTGCTGAAGTCTGTACTGGCCTCGATGAGGTCGAAGAGGTTCCCACCCCTGACGGTGTACCGGGCGTCTGCTGTGTCCACGCGGACGACTGCGTCACGCATTGGTATGACACCGTTCGCGTCCACCTGGAGGGTCTGGCACGTCCGGTTCCACGACCAACCGAGTGACTGCACCTCGCGATCGATGTCGTCGAGGGTTGCTTCAGCCATGACTGATTGCACGCCAGCGTTGTCGCTAAGGTTGGCGACTGGAGTCTCACCGGCAGCGCGGAGGATCGCATTCACCGCGTCAATGCGGGATGTCTTTGCTGGTGGCATCTTGAGTCCTGACGAAAAAAAGCTGGGGAGCCCCAATTAAGGGAACTCCCCAGCTATGGGAGAGAGAGAGAGCGGTTGCGTTAGAACGCGAGGGTCGGGGCAGCGGCGATGTTGTTCAGTTCGACAACACCTTCGGGGCGAAGCTCACCGTGGCCCATCTGGTAGCCAGCGACCAGGAGGTCACCGCGTAGCTCGATCTTCCGCTCGGTTTCGAGCGAGATCTCGGAGCCGATCGCGGACGCGACAGCACCACCCCAGAATGCAAGCGCAACAGGCGCATTCGTACCGGAAAGGTCTTCCTGGTACTCGTTGCCTTCTGATCCTGCCGTGGAGCCGTCGATCTTGTGATCAACGCCGTCGTAGTCGTCGGTCGGGAAGTTGTTCGTCTCGATCAACTGGAAGCCGTGGAGCATCCCGACGAAGCCTTCCTTGATCGATCCGTTGGGCGGGTTGAAGTCGGCGTTGATCGCCTCGCGGCCAGCGGTGGAGTTGATGAGCTTCTCCATCGTCGCCGGGGTGATGAGACCGTAGAACGCGCCGTCCTGGGGAATGTTCTTCTCCATCAGGACACGGCGTGCATAGGCGAACCCGTCCACGATTTCGGAAGCGGTCTCGTCAGCGCCGCCATCTCCGGTCACGTCGTAGAACTCGCCTTGCGGGGCTGCGGTGTACGACTGCGCTTGCCGCCTGCGGGCAGCACGGCACAGCACGCGGATGACGTTCTTGTCCGCCTCGACTGCGAGGGCGTGGGCCATCTCCTTGGTGTACTCCTGGCGAGCATCCCAGTACGCGATCATCTCTTCCACCTTGTCAACGACAACGGCGGTGAGACGCTCACGGTCCAAGAAGATCGACTTGTCGCCCTGGGCGATGGTCTGGAGCCAGCTGCTGTCAACGAGGATGTTGTCCCCAGCGCGGTGGTACTTGGTGGACAAGCCGCCGAGTGCCGGGAAGAGAGCGGCCTTCGCGCCAGCAGCGACGGTCTTCACGCGGTGGAGTGCGCGAGTCTTGAACTGCTCTTTGAACTCAGCGATGACTTCGCCACCGAACTGCTTCAGGGCGAGAGCGGAGCGGAGAGTCGCAGCGGCTGAGTCAGCTGACGACGGGTTCTGAGGAATGGGGTTGAGAGCCATGTTACTGGCCTCCTGATTACTTGGTGTTGCGTGTGTGTGTTAAGGAGACCTGGGGTCTCACTGGTTTGTTGCGACTGTTCACGTTCCAGGTTGTCCGCCGTAGCGGGCCAAGGTGTTACTGGTCGAAACGAATCTGGGTTAGAAGTACGAAGCAGCGAGTCGCTTCTGTACGGATTGGCGGAACTGTTCGCTCCGCTTGTACTCGGGCTTCGAGATGTCCTCGATGAAGTCGTTGTAGCTGACGTACCCGTTGTTCCCCGAACCGACACCGTCGCCTGACAGCGTGCGCTGTGGCTTTACCGATGAGTTCTGGCGGAACCTTGCGTTCAGGCCTTTGACGGCTTCGGTGGCTGCGACTTCGTTGCCGCTGTTGACGGCTTCGTTGAACGTCGTGGTCTCGGACTCATTGAGTTGAGTCGAGGCCCACTCGATCATCTGCGAGTAACCGTCCTTGCCACCCGCGACTGTCATCAGTCTGTCCTGCATCTGCGAAGCCAGCGCGAACTGACCAGCCATGAACTGGTTGATCATGGCGTCGGACACGCCGGGGATGTCCGCTTTGACTTTCGCGATAGCTTCGTCCGAGAGCTTCCCAGACTCTACGTCGTAGCTGTCTGAGAACTGCTCGAAGTAGTCGTCTGGCTTCTCTGTCGGCTCTCCCGTTCCCTCTGTCGTGGGTTCCGCTGGTACGCTCTCTTCTTGAGTGCCCTGGTCCTCGGTGCTGCCACCTCTTGTCTTCTCCAGTTCGAGGTAGCTACTCAACAACGCTTCCTGGTTGAGCGAGCCGTCCTCCTGCCGGAACTTCTCGGGCACGTCTGGTTGCGTGGGAGCTTCGGCATCAGGCTCGGGCTTCGCGGTCGGGTCGTTGCTCAGTGCTTCCGTTGAGGGCTTGATGTCCATCAGTGTCTCCGAGGATCTCGTTGACGATCCTCATCGCTTCCTTTGGGTTGTCTTTGACGAAGGAGCCAAGGGCTTGCTCAAGAACTCGCACTTGAGACTCTTCGAGGTCGAGTCCGTACATGTCAGATATGGCGTGCAAGACCTCGTGCAGCAACGTCAGGGCTCGTGCTGCGCCCTTCAGTGATTGGTTCAGGAGGATTTCGGCGTCAAGCCAATCCCACCTCCCCATGTCACCAGACTCGTCGTCCGCAGGCATAGGTTTCACATGCACATGTTGGGCACCCAGCCGGATCACTGCTGATCCCCCTGGGCAGCGGCGTTGTTGATGACTGGAGCGGTGCCCTGTTGCACCAGGGATTGAGCGGCTTGCATCATCTGGGCTTGCTGCTGCTCTTGGGCGATCTGCTCTTCGCTCTTGATGAGTCCCTCGATGCGGACGCCAGCGTTGGCGAACAGGAAGTCCACCAGAGGGCCGAGGTTCGTTACGGCGGCTACTTGGTCCGGGCCGATGACACCCTGCATGACCCGGAAGACTGAGCGCACTCGCTCCAGTTCTTGGAATCTCCCCAGCGCATCAACCCCAGTGACGATGGTCGGGTGGATGTGGTCCTTCAGCTTGCCCTCGAACTTCGGGAGTCGCCCTTCGCTCTGTAGACGGGAGAGGAGGCGTTTGATCAGGGGAAGCTGGAACTCCTGTGCGAGGATCGAGTACACGCCACCGAGTGCCGCTTCGAGATCCTGGGCGACGAAGCTGATCTCGCCCATTGTGACGCGCTCGGCCTGCCGGGTAGCACTGCGGTTCAGAAGGAACGCATCCTCCAGCCGCTGAGCGATGACAGACTTCTCTTGCATCACGACCTGGAAGTCGTGGAACTTCTGTACCTGGGCGAAGCTGATGTCGTCGGCGTCTCCATAGACCCAGTCACCGTTCTCAGCCTCGTTCATGTCGTGGGGGTCGGTCGTCCCATTGGGGGAGACGAGGCCGACAAGGCGTGCCATAGCAAGCGCACCGTCAACCGTGGCGCGGCTCAGGCGTTCGATGGCTGAGAGGTCACCGAAGTATTCCTCGATGAGTCCACGACCGTAGTCCTCACCAGCGACCTTCGTCCAGCGTAGGACGTGGAACGGGGTCTCGTCTTTGAGGTACTCGCCCTCACTGCCGGGTACGAGGGTTCCGTTGATCTCTTGGTGGACGTAGTACTTCCCGTCGCGGAGTACCACCTTGGTGAACACTTCGACAGTCTCTGTGTCCAGCGCCGCGCCAGCCCCGTACTGCTCCTGCGTCTGGAGGGCGAGTTCGCGCACGTCGTCAGGTAGAGCGTGCGGGCTTAGTTCCTCGCGGAGGACGAAGCACAATACGTTGCCACGAGGGTCACGCTTGCAGACGTACATGGAGAGTGGGTAGAACTCCAGGCCACCCTCGTCTGGAAGGAACATGCACACGTTGCCCGCGCAGACCAGATGCTTGAGTATCTCCGCACCAGACACACGCAGGCCCTGGTGTTCGACCTCCGCTTGAACCTCTTGTTCCATACCAGCGAAGACTCGATCCACGTCAGCGCGGAGTTCGATGGAATCCGGGTCTTCCCCGGCCAAAAGCTCACGAGCCACGCTGTCGGGTACGAGGCGGAACATCTGAGCGGACGGGGGAAGGAGTGTGAGCAGGAGCTTGGACGACAGGTGGTTGAGTCCACGAGCGCCGAGGCTTTGCTCAGGGTCTGCGAAGTCCCGAACTGCTGTGTGACCGTCTGGAGGCACCAGAGAAGGTATGGTCAACGCCGACGCACGCCGCGCTCTACGCAAGAAAGCGTCTCGCTTGCCGCGCATAGAGTCGTAGATCTGCTTCGCGGTCTTTGCGTCGTAGTAGTTCATGGGTGTGATCTCAGTAGGTCAGTCCTGTTCCTGACACTGGCACATTGACCGGGCTTTTCGGGATCGCGAGGTTCGGTTGCAATGCGCCCTTCCTCCTCCGCTTCCGTTGCGTTGTCCCTGAGCGGGCGGCTTTTGCAGTCGGCGCTGGCGCCGGGGGTGGCGGGGGTGGCGGTGGCGGGAGCGCGGGCATTTTCGGGCTGTTCATGAAGCACATCTACTTGTGACCCTCTCTTCGCTGCTGTTGGTCGTGTTTGCGCCTGAGGAAGCGAACGACGTTGCGCTGGCCTGCTTCAAAATCGAGGCGACGAACGCCTGTCGCCCATGGTTTCGGCTCGTCCCGGTGGCGATACAGTTCTTCCAACTCTCTGATCAGTGCTTCCGGCACCCTGGGGAAAGGTTTCAATGACACCTACTTAATTCCAAAAAGTGTTATGGGGTAAGCACTTACGATCGAAGTGCTTACCCCTGGTTCAACTGCTGCCGACCGAGATCACAACCTCGGCCCGTGTCTCGACCCAACATCTCGCACCGCAGGACAGTGGTCTCTCTCTGAAGACGACTTCGGATGGCCCATTCGTAATGACGTGGTGGCCCCACAAGACGCCGTGTGAAGTCTGGATAGAGAAGACCGGACGGTCGCCTGAGTCCTTGGCGTTAGCCCTGAGGTTGGGCTGGTTGACATGAATCCGCTTGAGGCGACCGGGCTTGAGCTTCAGCAGCACAGGTCACTACGGTTCATGTCCACGTCAAGCTGCCACTCCCGTTGGATGCGACCAGCGTGGCGTGCGCCCTTGCGCCTCAAGCGGGCGAGGTCGCCATCGTTCGAGACTACGCGGTCCCACTTCCAGTCTTGAAGCGCACACTCACTGATGTGGGTGTCGTCCGGTGACCCTGGTCGTTTCAAGTGAAGGAGTTCACCCCCATGGTCCTGAATGAGACGAGCCTCGTTCTCGAAGCGGACATCAGGGATGATGACAAATTTGGTGTATCCCCAATCCACCATGAAGGGGACCCAAGCCCACACGTCAACGTGAAAGGACTCCCTCATTGTCACGCCGACGTGCTGGAGGACTGACCTCGCGCTGAGGAATGTGTTGTCGTCGGGCGGCATGCCGATGTCGCGGGGAGTGACCCTGGTGAGGGTGTTCTTCTGCTCGTCAGTCCCCCAGCACTGTTCCCTGGTGAGACCGTACACCTCCATGCAGTAGTGCTTGAGCGGAGTCGCGAACGAGCAGATCACCGAATCGGGAAGGTACTCACACAACACATTCGCGAATGTGTCCTTGCCACTCTGCTTGCGAAACCCGATGCCGATGAACTTCACCTCAGTCTTGGTGGGCTCCATACCATCTCTCCCTTCTTCCAGTCCCAGTCGCCATGGCGACAGATCCGCGCCATCCTCGCGTTGAGGATCGCCTGCTCTTCCGCATCCACGTCACCCTTCCACTTCGCCTTCGAGTACTCCTTGTTGAACGCCCCCATGGCTGCTGCCCACATAGCACCCGCGTCACCCTTCAGTGGGTCGAGGAGCTTCGCGGCACCGACTGGACCGACGCCAGGGCAGCCTGGGTAACCGTCCGTCACATCTCCCATCAAGGTCTGCAACATGTGCCAGTGGTCGGCGTCGTCCACAGTCACCGTCTGGACCTCAGTCATCTTGTCCGGGTTGAAGAGCAACCCAGGAACGCCGCGCATGTCCTTGTCGATGGAGACAATGCAGGTGTCCCTGCCGTTGGACATGAGACCCATGAGGTCGTCAGCCTCAAGACCCTCGGTCAACGAGCATGTGTAGCTCTCTCTCAGCCTCTCAAGCAGTGCGTTCATCGCGAGCGGCTTCCGTTTCCCCTTGCGATTCAGCTTGTAGTTCGGGTTCTCTTCCTTCCGCCAGTTCCTCGTCCCCGTGAGGCAGAGGGTCATGTCCGTAGCTTCACCAGGGAAGGTGTCGCGTAGCTCCTCAAGGTCTGACTCAAGCTGCTGCCAACCTTGGCGTGCGTCAGCGACCAGGGAGTACATGTCGTCACCCCAGTCATGTGAACGCTCGCAGCCGACTGCTGCTCGGTAGACGTAGATGTCCCCGTCAACGATTAGGTGCATGGTCCTGTCTCTCTCCTCTTGATTCGTGAAAGCACTGCAAGGAGCGTCCCTCTTTCACTTGGCCTAACGTGTCGCAACTGAAGCACGATCTCGCACTGCTCTCGCTTCTCGTGTAGGTACTCTCGCAGTGCGAGCAACGCTGTGACCGCTCCCTCCCCGTACACCTCCCACGCCCAAGCGATGCGCTGCCCTGGCTTGCGGCGTCCGCTTCGGTAGATGCGCCCACCGAATCTGGCCTGGAGAAGTCCGAGTGCTGGGTAGTAGGTGTTGCTGCACTGGATGCGAGGAGTGCCTCGGTGAAACCTGAAGCACCCCTCGCCGTCAAGGAAGCCCGCCAAGTACGCCAGGGTCAGTGAGTCTCTGCCCACGTCTTCCCGATCTTGTACTCGCCGTCGAGGGGGCAGCGGAACTTGAAGTCTCTGCCAGCCTTCTTGATCGAGGTGACCATAGTCTCCCCGACATCGTCACCGTACCGCTCACGAGCCTCAATCTGGAACTCGTCGTGGACGTGGGCAACGTGGCAGTAACCATGCGCGGTGGTTGAGGATGGGGGGCCGTCCCCTCTAACCAACCCACGCTTCCCTGCAACGAAGTCGAAGTTGACCGTGGCCTGCTTCATCAACACAGCCTCTGCCCCAGCCAGCAAGTAGTTAAGGACGACGTGGCTCGACGGGATTGGGATGCGCCGCCCGTCGAGGCCTCGTATTGCTGCGTTCTTCTTCCTCCTCCATCCGACGTACTGCCCTCCGCTGAAGCTCGCGATGTAGTCCTCCTTTGACACGTTGCGGCTCGACTCCCTGAAGTGTGGGTACGCGACTCGGTTGTTCAGATCCCACATGAGGTCGCCCAGCCCCTGGAGTCGGTTGAACATGTTCGAGATGAGGAGCTTCCCTGCGTCCGGGTCGCCGTCACCCAAATGGGTTGGCCCAGCACCGAACAAGAATGCGTACATCTTTGTCTTCGCCATTGAGCGCGTGTCCAACCCCATCGCCTCTTGGTTCTTGGAGTGCGGGTCGCCAGTCGTGACGACGTTGATGTACTCACCCGCGTCGTAGGGGGCGAGGTAGTGAGCAAGGTTCCTAAGCTGGAACCCGGCACCGTCTGCGCCGACCAGGACGTTGCCGTCTTCCACGGTGAAGAGCGAGCGGCACTCCAGTCCATACGGGGTGTGGGCTCGACCGCCGCCTGCCACACGACACGGCGTGTGACCACATGTGCCGCACACCCCAGGCACCTGGGCCATGTTAGGAGACACATGAGCGCAACGACCGTGTGGTGTGCCAGTGGCAATCACACCACCGTGGATGCGACCGTCGCCCTTGACCCTCTTCAGCCAAGCGTTGCGACCTTCTGCCAACATGCCCAGGCGCTTCTGGATCATGAAGTAGTGAGCGAGGTGCTGGGCTTCAGGGTAGTCGAGAGAGCGCAGTACCTCTTCGTTGACCTGGGGTGAGCCACCCTTGGTCGGGGTGGCGACCCACCCGTACTTCTCCTTCAGCGCAGCAGCGATCTGCTGGCGTGACCCAGGGTTGAAGTGAACCGTCTTGACCTTACGGATACGCTTCACCTTGGTGAAGTACTCGACCTCCTTGGGCGGGAACAGCTTAGTGAGTTCCTGTCGGAGTTTGGCCTGCTCTTGGAGCAGAACGCCGAGTAGTCCCTCAGCATTCTTGAGGTCGAAGCGGAACCCGCTCTTCTCCTGGTGGAACATGATCGCAGCGAAGTCGTGTTCCAGGTGTACCGCCCGTGAGTCCAGGTTGCAGGCCCGCAGGGCGTTGTACAAATGTACGTTGACCATGACATCTTGAAGGCAGTACTCACCCATGTCTGGTGTGTACTGTGACCAGTCCGTCGTTGAACTGAAGTTGCCCTTAAACTCACCAAGTCGGTGTCCCCATGCTTCGAGTGAGTGCCTGCCGATCAGTCGAGTCGGCAACGGTGCAGGGGGGACGGCGTCAGCGCCGTGTGTAGCGGCAAGAGCTTTCCATTGAGCGTGCCTCGCCATGTCCCGCGACTTCACGTCAGAGAAAGCGAGTTGGGCCATGAGCTTGGTGTCGAACAACTCACCATGCAGCTTGATGCCCGTCACCTTTTCAACCGCAGGCAGATCGAAGCTAAGGATGTTGTGCCCAGAGAGCAACGACGCCTTGCTCAAGTACGCGACACCCTCCGAGATCTCGTCCGGTTCAAACAGCTTGATGGCACCGCTGTCTAAGTCGTAGGCAGCGATGCAGTGGATGCGGTCGAGACTGTCCAGAAGACCGTTTGTTTCGATGTCGAATAGAACCCTCACTCCTCCTCCTCTTCCCATGGTTTTCCTCTGAGAACTTTGATGCCCCAGAGGAAGTCCTCAATGACCTCGTCGTCTTCACCGACTTTGATCGCCACCTTGCGGAACTCAAGAGCGACCCTTGACGCAGCCAACGCCCACAACTCGCACATCGCCGCGTCCGACGCAGGCCACTCAACCGCAGGCAACGCGACCGTTAGCTCAACTGCGTCCTCTCGGCAGTTGGCGCCTTCGATGGTCACGACACATTCCAGCCCCTGGTTGTTGTTGATGGGCCGTGGATCACGCATGTGTACGGTGATCATGTCTTCGGTAGCCGGTAGGAAGCGAAGGTCTTCCCTTCAACGTCAACCATCTTCGTCTCGACCTCGTACCCCTCTTTGCGAAGCTCGCGGATGCGAGACGCCAGTCGGGAACAGCCGAACCAGCAGAGAGCATCCATCTGGTTCAGCTTGTGGCCCTTCGAGAGCCACCGAATGATGCGTGCCTTTTGACTCAATGGCTTCGGTTTCAAATCAGAACTCCCTGTTGTTCTCGGTTGCCTTCTGAAACGTGTCAAACCCCATTGGGAGGAACGCCTCCCGAAGTCTCCCGGTGTCGCGGTCGTATCGATACGCGCACAGCGGACCTGTCCAACCCTTCGGTCGGTTCTTCAAGCAGCGGACCACCGCGAGACAAGGGTCGTCGCCCTGTTGGTCACGCTCGATTCCGAGAGCAACCCAGGAAAGGTGCCCGATGCCTCGCGACCCTCGCAGTTGGTTGAGGCGAGTGCGGGCACCCTCCTCGTGCGACTGGTTCTTGCCTGGGTCTTTCAGGTGCGAGACCAGGAGTAGTCCGATCCGCAGTTCGACGACGATCTTCTTCAGCTTCGTCATCAGGTTGTCGATGATGCGCCTTTCGTCCCCCTCTGTCTCTTCCGCTATCAGATGTGAGAGGTGGTCGAGTACGACGTAGCGACACCCTCGCGCGACAGCGAGGTATCTGACCTTGCTTACTATCCAGTCAGGCCCAGTCGAACGGCTGGCGTCCACAACGATGCAGTGGTCGTTAAGCCAACTCAACGCATCTCGGACGCCATCGGCATCAAGCGGTGCTTCAAGGTCGTGGACCTCACGGTTCAGACGCACGCCTGCCAGACCTAACGCAGTACGCTCTGGCTCTTCCTCCAGTGGGATGTAGCCAACGCACTCGCCTCGGTCCATCAGGTCGTATGCCATCTCGCGAACGAACTCGGTCTTGCCGACCCCAGACCCGGCGCACACCGTGACGATCGAAGGGCGTCGGAAGCCCACCAGCTTTTCCTCCATGAGGTCGAACATGTAAGGAATGCGGGGTACTTCGTCCTGCGCTTCGATCATCTGGATCACGTCGTTGATCGAGAGGATGCCCGGTGGTGAGTACGCTTTAGCTTGCCACTGTGCGGTGACGAGCAACGCACCTTCACCTTGAACCAGACACTCGTTCGCGTCCTTGAAGGGGAGGTGTGCGATAGCCGCTTTACCTGGGGTGAGAAGCTCCGCGCACTCGACTGCTGCGTCCTGCCCTGGCTTGTCCATGTCGAACATGAACACGACCTTGCCGAAGGACTCGACGAATTCGAGGTTCGCCGCGATTGCCTTGGCCGCAGCCTTGGCACCGTTGGGGACCGATACTGCGGGGTACTTGTTGTCGCCGCACTCCTGGCTCACGGTAAGGCAGTCGATCTCCCCTTCTGTTACGAGGAGCATGCGGCCACCTTCACTGAACAGGTGCTGCCCGAACAACGGGAGGCCCTTTGACTCACCCAGTATCGAGAAGTCCTTGTTCGCGAACCGCACCTTCTGTGCGACGACCGTTCCATTGCGGTAGTAGGGAGCGATCTGTACTGCCTTGCCGTCCAGCTTTCCGATCGCATACCCGTAGCGCCGACATGTGTCCTCTCTGATAAGGCGTCGGCTTAGCGATTGGATCTGACCGTTGATCAGACCTTTGACGCTCTTTGTTGGTTTGGCTCTCGTCGGTTCCCCATCGTGCTTGTGCTTGCCGCACGAGTAGCAATGCGAATGTCCGTCAGCGTAGACAGCCACCGCGTCACTGCTCCCGCAGTCGTCGCACGGCTGACGGGACGCCACCATCGTTTCCGAGTCACCAGACCCTGCACAAGTTGGGCATCCCGTACTACTCATGCGGTGCCCTTCTTCTTCTTGCGCTTTGACTTAACGGCTTCCTGCTCCCGCTTGCGCTTCGACCGCTCGGCATACCCAACGACGTACCCGAATGGGTTGTCACCGACAGCCACGTTCTCCGCGACCCGCCACACCTCAGCGAACCTGTGGTGCCTGACGTAGCCCTCGGCCCACGCGCCGAGGTCGTCTTCGTTGTCGAACACAGCACGCACCCTGCCACTGTGGATCACAACGTAGTGGTACTTGACATCCGTCACCTGAAGTCCTCCTCGTAGACTTCGACGATTCGCGGTCGCCAGACTTCAGCCTTACCGCCGCGAACCTTCTTCACCTTGCGCCACCCATGAACGAGAATGCGCCCGCCTGACTGGAGCCAGACGAGCGCCTTCGGTTCAGCCTTGATCTTCTTGAGCCGTGCTGAGACGCATGATCCACTCGTGACCTGAACAGCAGCAATGCCACCGGAAGGTGAGATCGCTACGAGGTCCGCGAAGTTGTACAAGTCAAGTCTGTTCTGAAGGGTGAACAGTTGTCTCCCCATCAGTTTGCGACCGACTGCCGCCTTCAGTGTCCAACGCTCTACGACCCAAGGCTCCCAGCCCTCCTTGCGGAGGTACGCCAGGGAGCGAGCGGTCGGGGTCAGAAAGACGCCCCATCGAAGGACGTGTCATCCGAGGTCGCGGTGTCGAACGCGGTCTCGTGAACGTACCCACCGTCGATCGGGGTGAAGCCGTGGCCTTGCGCGTCGGACGTGTTGATGAACTCCCTGAGTTCGATGATCTGCACGCCCTTCAACCCCAGCTTCACGCCGCATCCCTGTGCGTTGTACCCACGGCACTCCGAGGACACGAGGACGACGGAGCCGCCACCGATGTTCGGGATTGCATCCCCGACGAGGAGCTTCCCTTCCGAGTCGTACACGTCAGGGCGGAAGTCGAACGCCTTGCCGTCGCGCTTCCTCGTGACCTGGGCTGGGAGCTTGAACTTGAACAGCATGCGCCCGGTCTCGACCCCAACGTCGTCGGTCTCCGGTTCCCATGGGCGGTCCTGGCGTGCAGCGGCCTTGGGGTTGAGCTTCTTCTGGTACGCGAGGTTGGCCTCGAAGACCTTTTCGAGTTCGGTGATCATCGGGCTCGCCGTACCCGTAGGCACAGCAAGGGTGCAGCGGTACTCCATCCCGTCTTCGTTGAAGTTGGAGGTGGGCTCCGAAATGAAGGCCCAGGTGAGTTCGCCCTGGGGCGTGGTGAAGTGCATGGATGGGGTGTCTTGGTAGTTCATGTGTCTCTCCCTTTACGCGAAGAAGTAGGTCGATGAGACGACGATCTCAGGGTTGAGGTTGCCGTACTCAGGTGTCGGGGGTAGTGAAGCGCAGTGCTGTGCTTCTTCCAGTTGTGAAGTGAACCCGTCTCGTATTTGAGTGAGAAGATCCTGGTTGAAATGGTCAGCCGCTACACGCCGAAGCGTGGATGCCATCACCTCAGCGTCAGCCGCGTGAGTGCCATATGAGTCATGCACCATAGCGAACGCAGACACACCCTGTGCCGTGGCTGAGTTCACTGTGCAGTGGAGTACGCTCGCGTCGAGTGAGTGGATCAGGTTCGGTGCGATCCCGTTCGACTGCTTTCGCTTGTCGAGTTCGTTGGTCGGTAGCTTGAGCGACCTGTAGATGGTCTGCATCCCAACCTTCGTCTTGATCTCCTCACCCTTGAGCTTGTTCGTCTCTTGCCTGATCGTCAAGCCAGATGGAACTGTCCAGGTAGGGGCCAGACCAACGCGGTTGAACACACCAACACACTCGCGGAACCACTCCATTGCAACGCCTGCGCTGGTCACGGTCTCGTGGATTGCGTGCCAGATCAAGTCAGTCAGGTAGACCGATGACTCGTGGCGCTTGAATGGTGGCTTGTCGAGTAGGCCCTGGTCGAGCAACACCTCACCAAGCCACTCATCGACGTACTCTCGGCACGCGAACTTAGTGCCTGAGTACGGGACGACCATGACGCATCGCTTCGTAGCCTTACGCGGGATGCGCTGGTCAGGCATCAAAGACAGCCATGTCGCAGCGGTCTCCCGTATGCCCTTCTTCTCGTGGCCCTTAATGTCACGCACCAGCTTGGCCGTGACCTTGTCTGCCACATCCTGGTAGATGTCCTCTGGCTTGTCAGCCGGGGACACGTTGGTTGCCTTCGCACCAACCTCGTCCCGCATGAGAAGCGAGAACAACTGTAGTCCGTTGTTCGTCCCATCCATCGCGATCGGAAGCCGTGATGCGAACGGCTTACCTACCTCCTCAGCCTTGAGCAGCCCAGCCCACTCGAAGGCAAAGGCAAGGAACTGGAAGGGCGCATCCGCTGAAGTCCAACTACACCGACCCAACGGAGCGTTCGCGATGTCGAGGATCACCTCGCGGTGGTTGTCAACCCAGGCCACGCGCTCATCCAGCGGGAGCTTGTCAACCTTGTTGCCCCAGCAGTTCGCGCCGTGTATCGCCAACCAACGACGCGCTGCCCCTGACCTCACGTCCTTCGACTCATCGAAGCACAGCAGACCCTTGGACAGGTCGTTCCCCTGTGGGCTCAAGAACTGAGGCACCGAGTACACCCGGCCTCGGAAGTCCATCTTGTATGGATACCAGAAGGGCTGGTACAGGAGTTCGCGTGCGATTGCCAGCGTCCTCCCCGTGTGCGTGCGCTTACCTTTCAGCTTCTCTTCTGCTGAGTACGCACGAGCGGCCCGTCGCTTCCACTCCTTGACCAGGGTGTGGTCCCTGGGGAGGTCGTCCAGTTCTGGCGCACGCGCAGGCAACGGGTACTTCTCCCGCAGTGGGAGCCCACCCTGTCCGCCACCACTGTCCCAGATCTTGTTGGCGACGGCGAACACCTTCATGTTCACCCTCCACCCCGTGTGCTGCATTGAGTTGACCGCGCTGTACACAGCAGGAATCTTGTCCAGGTCGTACAGGTGGAAGTTGGCACGCTTCGTCGCAATGAGCGGCCACCGCATCATCACGTTGTCGGGGTAGCCGCCCTCTGTCGGGCTAACCCAGTCACGCGGTGGCTCGACCATCGGCATGTAGAGAGGACGAGACGCCTCGTGATGAGTGTGGCAGTCCTCGATCCAGTCCTGTGCCTCATCCGTCAGCGTGATTGACGAGATCTGCCTGGGCTTCTTGGTCTTGTAGCACGGCTTGTTCCGCTGGGTGATCAGGTTCCCAACCTGTTCCAATATGCCGATCAGGGTGTACCCAAGTGAGTACATATCCTTGCGCGGCCACGCCTGCCACTGATCTTGGAACTCGTTCAGCTTGCCGATGTACACCTTGCGCTTGTGGCTGACGGTCTTGCTTTCAGTGAGTCTCGTGATGTGCCGCCACTGCTCGGGGTGTGCTTTGGCAAACTCGGTCAGCCGTACCTCGTCTTCGGCAGCCTTCGCTACCTTGTAGGCTGTCGTCTGCGTCGGTGTGTCTGGCACCGTCGTCGAGTCAATCACGATCTGCACGGTGATGAGGGCCAGCCGCTTGTGGCACACCATCTCCAGGTACTTCGTCGCGACGTTGTTCCGCCCTGGTTTGCCACGTTGCCCACCAACGAAGTTGGTGATTGCTCTCGCAAGACAGCCGACGTTGTCCTGCATGAGGATGCGGTGCGGTAGTAGGTTGTTGCTCCGCTTCTTCTCTTCAAGTACACGACGCTGATGCCTGTAACGTGTCACTCCTTCGTTGTGCATCTTCGCGTTCAGTTCATTCTGGCTTTGCAACAGTGGACTACCTCCTTTGGTACATGCGGTGAGGGGTTGCTGGGGTTGGTTGGTACTGCACTACGCGCTCGCCCCAGTTGAACGCGCCGAGTAACTCACGCTTCGCCTGTTCCGCTGCACGGTCCAGACAGAAGAGTGCTTGGCTGTGCGTCATCCACGCCGCAGCGTGAAGGACGTTGCGATGCGTGTTGACGCGAGTCCCCGGCATGACGAAGGAGAGGAGATGCTGAGCTTCACGCCTGTCAGGTGCTGATGCTGGGACCGACTGGACCGCCCCGTACAAATCCCAGGTAGTGGAGTGGTCGCGCTCCATACCAGGACGCCACCCAGGTGGTACAGGCGTGCCAAAGTGGACGCATGGTGCGTCGGTCGAGTACGCGGATGGGAGGTCGATGATCGACCGTGCCTTCCGCAGCACTTGCAAAGGTCCGATGACTGGAAACATGAAACGGAATCTCCCTAATGGTTGAGTTGGGTGTGTACGGACGCTCAGACAGTTAGGTGTCTGAGGTCAACTCGAACGTAGGCTCCCCATGCACAGCCGAAGACCGGCGTGCAACGCCCTCTCGTGTCCCTCTTAGTCGAGCAGCGACATGGCGGCTTGCATCGACCGTGTGTCCAGGTGTGCGTACCGCATCGTCGTCTGGATGTTCGCGTGCCCAAGCCACTGCTTGATCACAGGTAGACTCGCGCCCTTACTGAGCAGCCGACTCGCACAGGTGTGCCTGAGGATGTGAGGCACGACCTCCTTGTCGTCGCCCAGGCCTGCTTCCTCCCGTGCCTGCTTCCATGCCTTGTTGAACGACGACTGGCTCAGTCGGGTGAAAGGCCCGAAGCCATCATGTCGCACCGCGACAAGGTTGCGGAGGCGAGCCGTCAGCGGGATCGCACGGGGACGACCACCCTTGGTGTTACGGACAAGAGCGGTAACGACCTCACCCTTGGCCGCGAGTCCATCGGGAGTCAGGTCTTGTTTGACGATGTCCTCCCACCTGAGGCGTAGTGCTTCGGATACACGCATGCCGCTGTCCGCCAGCCAGGACACCAGCCCCCGGTAAGCGAGGGGCATGCCGTCGAGGAGCTTCGAGTACTCGGCGTCGGTCAGGACGCGGGTGCGGCCCTCTGGCTCACGCTGGCGTGCGATGGTGGGCACGCTGTCGATCTGCCCTTCCGTCTGTGCCACGCGGAGCATGGTGTTAAGGGCGGCGAGCTTGCGGTTGACACCAGCGGGCGTCAGGCCTCGGCCCTTCAGGATCGCGACAAGCCCGTTGAGGGACTTGACGTTCACATCCTGAACTCTGGTACTGTCACCGAGGATGTCGATGCAGTGGGTCGCGTTGCGAACGGAGTCCTCCTCGGACTTCTGTCCAGCCCAACGAATTGAGTGAGTGTGATTTAGGAGATACCGTAGTTCCATGGTGCTGAACCCTAACGTAGCCCTACTACACCGACCTAAAGCCGCCCGACCTTGCTGGTCGAGGCGTGAAGTGTAGCGCGGCGCATCGCTACCTTCGGCCCAGATGCTAAACGATTGTTAGGAAACGAGGAAGACCCCGTCACCAGGAGAGGGTAGGAGTGGACTTCACACCGATCGAACCTGAGTACACATGGCGACTTAGGGCAATGATGACTCAAGCGATTAAAGACGCTTGTCGAGTTCATCAGGTCAACCAGGGCGAACTTGCTGACAAGATCGGATGCACCCGGGAGACGTTGTTGCTGTCGCGCTCAGTCAAGATCAATCACGACGGGATGCCGCGACGGATCATGGGCGTGGACAAGTGCGTCGAACTCGCTCGACTCGCCGGTTGGACCGCTTGGTCCAGGTGGGATATGGCCGTGGCGTGGACGGAAGAGACGCTGATCCGATCCGAACACGCGCACTGGGAAACCCTGAAGTTGCTACGGCGTGCGGATCGCGAAGCCAGGATGGACGAGTTGGTCGAGAACAGGACGGGGATCAGCAAGCCGCAAGGCAATAAAAAAAGCCCAGGCACATAGCGCCTTGGGCTTTGGTTCCCGGTCATCTGTTCTTGAAGTACCACCTGATCAGGTTGGCGAACACGAGGACCGCTTCAATCTCGTGTAGCTGGGCGGCTGAGAACCCTTCAACGTGGCTAAGGAGTGCTTCCCACGCTTGGGAAAGCTCCACTTCAGGCGGTTCCTCGGGCCGGGCTGTGGCTTGCTCTGCTTCTCGCAAGGTGGTTCTCCAAGGGTCGGGTGTGGGCTGAGGGTACACTACAACTCTTCGTAACGGCGCGAACAGAAGCGAAATTAG